GATTCACAGATGATGAGTTATCTCAAGTCTATGATTCACGCCATGTTTTAGTGTTACATAAAGCTGCACAATACGATAAATTAATGGCAGGTAAAGCTGGCGTTAAAAAGAAAGTAGCTAATGCTCCAAAGACAATGAAAGGTGGAGCTAAAGTAAAGCAGACTGTAACAGATAGAACTAAAAAACAACAACGGAAGTTATTGCAATCTGGCGATGCCAGAGATGCAGCAGCTTTATTTGAAAACTTTATTTAAGGAAAAATAACAATGGCAGCAGCAGAATTTCATACTTATCAAGCAATTGGTATGCGTGAGGATTTATCCAACACCATATACAATATTGCTCCGACAGAAACTCCTGTAGTTTCTTCAATCGGAAAAACAAAAGCAACAGCAACACTTCATGAATGGCAAACAGATACACTAGGTGCAGCAGCTAATACAGCTCTGCAAGAAGGTGCTGTAGCAGCAGCATTTACAGCCGTTCCTACAGTTAGAGCTACTAACAGAACTCAAATTATGGGTAAAACAGTAAATGTTTCTGGCACTCTTGATGCAGTTGATTTAGCTGGTAGAAAAACATCTACTGCTTATCAATTAGCTAAAGCAGGACAAGAACTAAAACGAGATATAGAATTTGCTATTCTTGGTAACATTGCACCAGTAACAGCAGCAGGTGGTACAGCACCAAAGATGGCATCTCTACAAACTTGGTTAAGAACTAACTGGACTTCAGTTGGTACAGCATCTGCTGGACCTACAGCTCCAGCCGCACCAGCAGCACCTCCAGGTTCTGCAATTAGAACTAAATCATTAACAGGTAATACTAATGCGTTTACAGAAGCATCTTTAAAAACTGCTATGAAAGCAGCGTTTAATGCTGGCGGTACTCCAACTATGTTGGTTGTTCCACCTAACCAAAAAGTTAAAGTATCAGCTTTTGCTGGTATTGCAGCTAATCGTGTTTCTACACCTAACGCTGGTACTACTACAAAAGCAGCATCTATTGTAGGTGCAGCCGATGTGTATTTATCAGATTTTGGTATGCTTTCAGTAATTCCAGAAAGATTTATGACTTCTGATTATGCAGCTAACAATGGTGAACAGGCTCTTATTTTAGATCCAACAATGTTGGCTCTAGCAACATTAAGACCTTTTCAGTCTAACCTATTGGCTAAAACTGGTGATGCTGAAATGCACCAAATGCTTACAGAGGTAACTCTGCAAGTAAGTAACGAAGCAGCTCATGCAATCGTTGCTGATTTAACAGCTTAATTACACATTAAGTATTGATATAGCCCACTTCGGTGGGCATATCTTTTAAGGATAATTATGGCAGACAATAAGAAAAAATTTAAAAGTGCTTGGTCACAACCAATAAAATACAGACACCAAATAAAACACGATGACCATGATAATGATGGTTATGTGATAGAAACAAAACAAGATGTAACAGATATTATTGAAACAAACAAAGAAGAAATTATTACTAAATCCACAGGGTGGGGTGATGATATGTTTGATAACAAAATTGCATCTATACCTATGACAGTTATTGATGATCTAAACCATAAACAGATTATGCAAGGATTTCAAATATTAGATATGAAAAAATTTAAAGAATTTTTAAATCATCCAGACAACAGATTTTTTAGAACAAAACAGGGCAGAATATAAATGGCATTTTTTACTGATTACGCAACACTACAAACTACGATAGCAAATTATTTAGCTCGTAGTGATCTAACTGCAACAATACCTGAATTTATTAGGTTAGCAGAAGATAGGTTAAGTAGAGATTTGCGTATAAGACAAATGTTACAAATAGCAACAACTACTATTAGTTCTACTGATGGCACAGTAGAAATACCAGCAGATTTTTTAGCTATGAAAGATATACATATATCTTCTAGCGACCCTATAAGAACTGTTACTTTCCAGTCGCCTAGTAATTTCTTTAGAAATACAAGAGCATTAACAACAGGATTACCTACTTTTTATACTGCATTAGGAAGTGAATTTAGATTTGCTCCGATTGGCTCTGCAACAGATACATTACAAATGCTCTACTATGTGAAGCCACCATATATGAGTTCAACAGTTTCATCAAACCTTTGGTTAGCAAATACACCTGATTTACTGCTTTATGCAAGTTTAGGTGAAGCAGAGCCATTCTTGATGAATGACGAGAGGATTGGCACTTGGGCAACATTGTACGATAGAGGGGTCAGTTCTTTAAGTAAATCAGATGATGAGGGGGAATTTCCTGCTCATCCAATGTCTATAACAACAACTACGAGGTAAAACACAATGGCGAATATGTCAGATTATTTAGAAGTTAAACTTCTTAACGAAACACTCAATGGGGTAGCATTTACAGCAGTAGATAACCCTTACATTTCTTTACACACAGCAGACCCTACAGATGCAGGTACTGGTGCAGAAGTTTCTGGTGGTTCTTACGCTAGAGTTGCTTCTTCTTTTGCAACAGCTTCTGGAACTTCAGGTGCGGTAGTAACAGATGCAACAGCAACATTTCCAACAGCAACAGCTAATTGGGGAACAGTCGGATGGATTGGTCTTTGGGATGCAGCTTCTAGTGGCAACATGCTTTACCATACAGCTTTAGATGCTCCTAAAACAATTGATTCAGGGGATATTTTTAAGATCACTGCTGGTAACTTATCAGTAACATTAGCATAGAGGATTAATCATGGCACTTGTATTTAAAGACAGAGTCAAAGAAACGACTACTACTACAGGTACTGGCACAGTTACACTTGCAGGTGCTTCAGATGGTTTTCAAGCCTTTACTGCAATTGGTAATACAAACACTACTTACTACACACTTGTAAGTGGTGCAAACTGGGAAACAGGTTTAGGTACTTATACTTTATCAGGCACAACTCTATCAAGAGATACAGTTTTAGAATCTAGCAATAGTGGATCTAAAATAACTTTATCTGGAACAAGTGATGTGTTTGCTACTTATCCAGCAAGTAAAGCAATAGCAAAAGATGCAGATGGTAATACATCATTTCCAGCACCTCTTGCTTCTAATGGTATATATCAAAACTCAAACACAGTCGCAACAAATATAACACTTCAAACTAATTATAATGGAATATCGGCTGGACCAATTACTGTAGCAGGTGGTGTCACAGTTACTGTTCCTTCTGGTCAAAACTGGGTGGTAGTATAATATGGCAACAACAATAAACGCAGATACAAGTAGTGGATTAATTTTAACTTCTGATACTTCTGGTATTGTACAAATACAATCAAGCGGTACTACAAGAGCTACAATTAATTCAACAGGTATTTCAGGCGATGGTTCTCAACTAACTAATTTACCAGCAGATGCTACTAAACTACCTTTAGCTGGAGGAACTCTTACAGGTAATATTACTTTAGAAGCAGTTACTGAAACTAAAACAACCAAGACTGGTTCGTTTACACCTGATTTAAATAATGATGGTACATTATATTCTTGTTCTGGAACAATGACTATTACTATGCCTACTGTAACATCAGGTAAATCATTTACTATTATTCATTCTGGAGCTAACCTAATTACTTGGGGAGGAACTATTAAGTGGAATGGTGGTTCTGCACCAACAGCGGCAACTGCAATAGAAATATATGTATTTGTTTCAGATGGTACTTATTGGTATGCTAATCAAGCAGGAACAGGGTACGCTTAATGTTTACTAGCTTTAGAATGTTACAAGGCACAAATGGTGAGTCTTTTATGATTGCTACAGGTGGAACTATAACTACTGATGGCGATTTTAAAGTTCATTCATTTACAGGTTCTAGTACATTTGCAGTAACTCAACTTGGAGATGTTGGTACAGTAGATTACCTAGTTGTTGCAGGTGGAGCAGGTGGTGGTGCTGGGTATCATGGTGGTGGAGCAGGTGCAGGTGGTTATTTAACTGCCACAGGTCTGTCTGTTTCTGAAACATCCTATTCAATAACTGTTGGCGGTGGCGGAGCTGGTGGAGTTGGTATTAGTGGTAAAGGTACTAACGGAGCTAATTCTGTGTTTTCATCATACACTTCAATTGGTGGTGGTGGTGGTGGTGCAATGTCATTAGGTAATGTTGGTGGTTCAGGTGGTGGTACTGGTGGTAGTACATCTGGTAGTGCAGCTGGTACTGCAGGTCAAGGTAATGCAGGAGGAACAGCTGGTCATTCAGCACCTTATTATGGTACAGGTGGCGGTGGCGGAGCTGGTGCTGTAGGTACTAACGGTACACCTTCTGGTGGTGGAGATGGTGGTGTAGGATTAGCTTCAAGCATTTCAGGTTCTTCAGTATATAGAGCTGGTGGTGGAGGTGGTGCTCCTGAAGGTGCTGGTCCAGTTGGTGCTGGTGGTAATGGCGGTGGCGGAGCTGGTACTAACGCTGGAACTCCTGGTTCTGGTACAGCAAATACTGGTGGTGGTGGAGGTGGTGGCGGTTCAAGGGTTGATGGTGCTGCAGGCGGTTCAGGTATTGTTATCATTCGTTACCAATACCAATAAAAGGATAATATATGGCACATTTTACACAAATAGAAAATAACATAGTAACTCAAGTTATAGTAGTTAATAATGAAGATATTTTAGATGAAAATAATGAAGAACAAGAAGCATTAGGTATAACTTTTTTACACAACTTATATAACGATAATACTACTGTATGGGTACAGACTTCATACAATAGTAACTTTAGAAAAAACTATGCTGGAGTTGGTCATACATATGACGAAACAAAAGATGCTTTTTATGCACCTCAACCTTATCCATCATGGACTTTAAATGAAACTACTTGTCATTGGGAAGCACCAACACCTTATCCAGATGATGATGGGCGTTACACATGGAATGAAGAAACTTTAACTTGGGAAAATGAATAATGGCTAGTATAAAATTAACAGGTGATACAAGTGGAGTGATCACAGTATCAGCTCCAGCAGCAGCAGGAACTAATACAATTACATTACCTGCAACAACAGGCACAATGGCTTTAACAAGTGATATTAATTTAACTGCTTTAAACGCATCAAATTTAACATCAGGCACAGTTCCAGATGCTAGATTCCCAGCTACATTACCAGCACTCAATGGCTCTGCTTTAACAGCTTTAAATGCTAGTAATATTGCAACTGGTACTTTACCAATGGCTAGATTATCTGGTACTTTGCCAGCACTCAATGGCTCGGCTTTAACAGATTTACCAGCAGCAGCAAAACTATCAACAGCATCAGGTTCTGCTCCATCATACTCTGCAAGAGCATGGGCAAATCTTGATACTAATGGAACAGTTAGTGTTCGTGGCAATGGTAATGTTTCTAGTCTTTCAGATAATGGTGAAGGAGATTTTACAGTAAATTTTGCAACTGCTATGCCAGATGATAATTATTCAGTAAGTCTATGTTCTGGAAGGGTAGAAAGTGTTGTTACAGGAAATGGCTCTAATGATACTACACGACCAGATTGGTCAGCATCATCTTGTCGTATTCGATCAACAACTCCAGGTGGTAGTTCTCGTGACCAAATTGAAATAACTATTGCAATATTTAGATAAGGAAAATAAAATGAATTCAAGAATAATATATACAACAGATGAAGGAACTTTAGCAATATTAATTCCTACTGATGAGTGTGGTTTATCTATAGAAGAAATTGCTGCTAAAGATGTTCCAGCTAGCAAAGAATATAACATAGTAGATGTAAACACAATATCAAGTGATAGGTCTTTTAGAAATGCATGGATTTGGGATTCTGAAATAACAATAGATATTAGCAAAGCTAAAGATATAACTAAAAACAAACTTCGTGAACAAAGAAAACCTTTATTAGAAGCACAAGATATATTATTTATGCAAGCTCAAGAATCTGGTTCAGATACATCAGACATAGTTACAGAAAAACAAAGATTACGAGATATTACAAACCAAGTAGATAGTATGACTACTGTAGATGAATTAAAGGGAGCAACTGTCTAATGGCAACAACAATAAATGGTTCTACAGGTGCTAGTCAAATACAAGACGATACTGTTACCACAGCTAAAGTAAATGATAGTCAAATAACAAATGCTTTAATGGCAGATGATGCTATTGGTATAGCAGAGTTATCAGCAACAGGAACAGCATCTAGTTCTACATTTTTAAGAGGTGATAATGCTTGGGCAGCACCAGGTGGTGGTGGTATGACATTATTATCTACATTAACTACTACTTCAGGAGAATCTCATACTACAGGTACTATATCTTTAACTGGATTTAAATTTGTATTAATAACAACTCAACAAGTAAGCCATAGTTCTGGAACAAGTCAAGCATTACAATTTACTCCTAATACTGGAGGTGCATATGGGTTAGGTAACTATAGTATACCCTCATCTTTTAGGTGGACATCATTTTCAAACATTGAACTAGCTACTGGTACTTATACTGCTTTTCTTCCTAATGATATGGCTGTACCATCACAACCAGTAGCTTTTTTGTCAG